TATGCTTTATCCCGTCGCCGTGCGGTGCCGTAGCGTTGAAGATATACTCGTTCAGATCGTCGGTATTCTCCCCCGCCTTCACGCGGGCGGCGAGGGCGCGCAGGTCGGCGGGAGTCATGGGGTGTTCCCTTTCTGTCGTTGTTCCCATGCATCCGCCCGAAATGCTGCGTCCGATCTGTCGCATCCCATCCGGACGTATCTCCAGAAGACAGCGCCCCACGTTCGGCACGCGCTGCATTCACGATATGGGTCCCGGCGTCCCAATGCATTCAAGCAAAAACCGCACGTAGGCTCGGTGTCTGTGGTCGGAAGTTCGCGGGGCATGATCTCGCTCACGATGCGTCTCCGGGCGTGAGGGCTGCGCGCGCATGTTGCTGAATAAGGGGAAGGACCGACTCTGGCGGAGAAGTGATTCGGAAAAGCCCAATCGCCTGCAACGCCTCCCGCAACCGCGCGTTCTCTTGCTCCAACCTCGCGCGCTCGGTCGCGTCGTCGGGGGATGCGGGGAGGTGGTAGACGAAGCCGAGCCTTGCGGCGTTCTTGGGTGAAAAACGACCGCCGCTGATATCCCAGCCGCCACGTCGCCACATGGCAACGTCGCGAACGCTTCCATCGGTGTAGGTCAGCCAATGCAGGCTGCCATCCGCAGCACCCGCAGCCGGGCGGCATTCGTCGGTCACGTCAAAGCCTCCACGCAACAACAGCCAAGAACAAAAAGAACGCGAGTAAGCCAATTGCCTTGGTTAACTCCGGACCGATTTCGATCACGGCCGATCCCCCGGAAAATCGTCATCGTCGGATGGGGTGGAGAGACGGGCATCGGCAGCCTGAAACAACGCATCGAGCCGCGCCTTGTCATCGCCGTCGAACACTGCCAGCGCCTTCATGGTGCCAGGCGCCCGCCCGATGGCGTGGACGGCTTCCAGATCGGGTGCAGCCGCCAACCGTCGCTCCAACGCATCCAGCCATTCCCCGCGCGTCGGCTTCGGCTTCTCGGCGGGGGGCTGCTCGCGGACCAGCGGCTTGACCGTGTATGGCTTGCGGGTTTTCTTCGTTTCGGTCAAAGCCAACACCATCGGCTTGTCGATGTCGGACATCTCGCTGATCCGAATCCCGCCGACCTCCATGCCGGCCCACTTCACGGACGGGTCGCGATACAGCTTCACGGCTCGGCCCGCATACTTGCTGGCGTCAGGCCCCCACGCCGCCACCAGAACGCGCGACATGGACTTGCACGGTCGCCACGGCTTCCCCCCATCGCCAGCGAACCGGATCGTGACGGGCTGCTCGGTGCCGGGCCTGATCTCGACTTCCGTGATCGTGATCGTCAGCGGCCCGGCAATCAGGTCGTCGGCGTTGATCTGGTCGGATTTCGGGATGATGACTTCGGACATGTCGTTCATGATTGTTCTCCGGTGGCCTTGGCGATTGCGGCGCGAGCGGCATCCACACGCGCAAGAGCGACATCCAATCTTGTGCTGGGAACACCACCCAAAGCAGAAACCAACGATTTCAGCGCAGCCAACAAGTCCGGTGCTGCGGCTATTAGGCGAGCGTTACCAAGCGCCTCTTCTGTTCCGTCTTCTTCGCCCGGTCCGGGGTTATCCCACGCCGGGACGAAAGCCGCTGGAAAACGATTATCATCGATCACCCGAATGATATTCCCCTGAATATCCATCGGCCATTTGTTTAGAATCTTCCAAGGCCCCGGTGTATGCGTCATCTCTCCCTCCCTCACACAAACATCTCTTGCTCAACCCGCCGCTCGGTCTCGATCAGCGGCAACACAACTTCGGTCCAGCCCCGGTATTGCGCCATCACGGCGGCAATCCGCTCCTCGCAGACCATCGCGGCTTCCACGATGGCGGCTTGGATCTTGTCGTCGGGGTAGACCCGCAACACGAACATCGGCAGCCCGCCCGAATACGAAATGAAGTCGCACCACTTCCGCTCGGTCACCAGCAACGCCGTCTGGACCTGTATGACGTGCTCGGCGGGCACTTCCTGCCGGGCGATGGTCTCGATCTGGAACTTCTGCCGCCGCGACTTGCACTCGATCATGCCGTCATCGCCGACCAGTCCATCCGGTGAACAGCCGATCAGAAATCCGAACTTGTCGTTCGTGATGAAGCCCATGTCGGTCACGGGGCTGTAGTGCTGCTCGTATAGGATGCGGGCCTGCACTTCATCCTCATGGCCGCGCAGCATGTCGTCGCCGATATACGACGGCTCGACATACCGGCTAATCCGCTGGGCCGCGAGTTCGTAGACGTGGGCGCGCTCTTTGTCGTTGGATGCAGTCTTGCCGGCGTTCGTGACGATCAGGCGCATCTCGCTGGCGGTCAGGAGGCCGCAGCGAGCCGCGTGCCATTCGTCAGAGCCTTGGATTAGGTTGGGGTGGGTTTGGATCACGACACCCCCTCCGTCAAAACCGGATGCGCAGTCCCGCCATAAACTAGCCGGTCATAGACTTCCCGACATTGCGCCGGATCGGTGACGTTCGTTTCAATGACGGGGATCGGCACGCGGTCGAAGTGGTACTGCTCATACTTCGGCAGATCGGGATAGCGCCAACCCCGCACAGCATAGTTGCCAGCAAGGTATTCGCACATCGCGTTGGTCCGTTGCTGACCGTCCAACAGCCAGCAATCGCATGGGTCGTGCGGGGATGTCATGTTGACCACCAGCGCACCCACCGGCATCCCCATGTAGATGCTTTCGATCAGGCGTTGCTTTTGCTGCTTGGTCCAAACCAGATTGCGCTGGAACGGTGGGGTGATGAATGCGCCCATGATCCGCTCACCCTCGGCAAGCGGTCGCTGATATCCGTTGTGCCAGTTGACGACGTGCATGATCATGCGGTTGCCGGCTGAACCATAGAACCAGCGGGCGGGCATGATGCGGCTCACGACACCCACATCCCAAGCACGAAGCCAATCAGGAACACCCCCACCGGATAGGCGATCATCAACGCGGCGTCGCACCAGTCGATGGGCGTGGGGGATAGGGACGGGTGGGTCATGCCACGCTCCATTCGTATTCGTCTTGCGTCACGACCGACTCGTTGCCGTCGTATTCATCAATCCGATAAAGAGTGCCGGCGGGAAGCTCGCGGATTGCCAGCGATGCACAGGTGCCATTGGCTGCATCCCCCAATTCCTCGACCACCTGCACCAAGGCGGGGTCGGCGCGGTCTTCGGGTTCGCCGTAGCGCGGTGGGGCCGAAAGGCCCTTGATCTCGGCATATCGGGCCGCCGCTTGTTCGCTTAGGCTGAATCCACCGAAACAGTCATTGTAAACGATCTTCGTCACGACACGCCCCCACCAACCCGCATCCGAGGAAACCGCACGATAGTCCCGCGCTGGGCTGCGTCTTCGGCCATGCGCGCCTGCTCCAACGCATCATCCGCGATCTCGTCCAGCGCGCGATTGACGCGGCGCCACCGGATTGCGCACCTCCGCAGCGTCGCGGCATCGTCGGGCAGGATCAGCGCGATACGGGCCGCGATCTGGTTTAGGCTTTCGGGAGTGTGGGTCATGTGGGTCAGCCTTTCTTGAAAAGAAGGCGAATGACGACGGTTGTCACCACGACTACGGCAGCCAGCGTGACAAAGCTGGTGAACAGCAAGGACGCCGCCACCGCGTATTGAAGGATTTCGAGCATCACACTTCCTCCGGTGCATGGCGGAACTCAAGCATGTCGTACCAAATGTGCGCGGCGTCCTCGATATCGAGGCGGCAACCATCGCCGCGAATTTGCGTGATGGTCAGCGGGTCTTGCCGTTTGCTTCTGTTGCGGAACACCACCCGATCCCCCACACGGAACGGCGCGGGTGCGGCATCCGGCGCAACAGGCGGCAGGACGCGCGGTTGAATGACCGGAAGGCTATCAGCCCAGCACCTGACCTCGACTGCCAGCGTGTCGATACTGGCGACGGATCGGTCATTGCCATCGACAAGAAAGAACCCACCGCGCACTTGTTCGATTATCAGTCTAGCCATCAAACCACACTCCCCAGTTCAGCACTGCGCCCGACACGTTCGGCCATCGCGCGCGCGAACTGCTCGTCCACCCAGTCGGCGTCGATCTTCGCAAACCGTTCGGCGGTGATTTCCTCATCGCCGAGCCAGAACCGGCCATCGGCGTGGTGGAGGTCGTTGGCGGGGTGGGTCATGACTTCACCGCGCGGTTAATGGCACTAAAGGCTTGAGCCAACACCTGATTGCCGCTGCCGGTTTCTTGAAACTTGTCGTGCAAGTATCCAATCTGTGCGACGCAGTTTCTCAATGCACCAACCAACTCATCCACCAACGCACCCCGATCCGCCGGCCCGTCGATCAGGGCCATGATCTGCTCTGGGGTTTCGGTGACGTATTCGTAGTCGCTCTCGCCAAATGACAGGCAAGAATCACCATTAACGCAGACTGTGATGTATCGAATATGGTTGTGATTATACCAAGTCACGCCGCGCTCATCCGACAGCGTCAATTTCACAAACTCAGACATGCTCGCACTCCCGATCCCGCACGATGTCGCCAACGACCGTGCCGTATTTACGCGGGTCGATACCGGCTGCCAGTTCCAGCACCGCGATCAGGTC